AAGTATCTGTTCCACCGATTGTAAAATCAGTATTTGCTTGTTCTGCTGCGGAAACACTTACATTATCAGCAGCATTGGTATCAGCAGCTATATGAACTGCTTTGACATCTGAACCAGTTATTCTAGCCATAATTTACCCCTTAATATACTGTGTATTCGATCTCAACAGTGGCTCGGAACGCAGTTAAAGCTGTATCACAGGCATCACCAGCGCACATATAAAGATTGTTACTCGCAATCGCAGCACTTATGTTTGGCTCGAATACATGAAAGTTCCCAGCAGTATCATCAAGATTTATATCAACTTCTGTTACTGAATCAGTAGCAGAAATTCTTGGGTTGAATGATGCAACACCAGCTCCCACAATTTCTGTTCCAGAAGATATAGCTGTATTAGTAGCTGTACCAGAAGTAGCACTCAATTGTAAACTTGCTAGTGAATTTGCATCACTTGCTGCTGCTGTTGTTATACCAACTACTACTTTATGGATGAAAAATTTACTAGCTGTTACTAAATCATCTGGATGATCAGCGTTAAGCTGTCCAAGTTCAACAAGTACATCTGCATCAGTATAAGTTGTAGTAGCTGCATTTGTACCAGCTAAACTTACTGCGAATGTTTGTATTTTTCTGCAACCTAAAGAAATAAGCTGTCCAGTAGAGTTTACTGAAAAACCTGTTTCAGTGATTGCACCTGTACCACTAGCTTCGTTAATTACTTTAAAACCGCCCTTGGATCGGACTGGTCCACTAAAAGTTGAATTTGCCATTATAATCACTCCTTTGTGATAAGTTTTATCGTCTTGGCTTGTCAGCTAGGTCTGTCGATAAAACAAAAAAAATTACCCTAGTCAATACATCATACTTCAAGACTAAGGTAATTGGAAGTTAGGAGTAAATTATCATGTATTCGTGCTCACAAACACCTATCATTTGTTTTTTGTACTTCTTGAGCATATCTTTTACAGCATGTTGTATTGGTATCGACCAGTTATCCATGCGATTTACGCTGTGACCAAATGAAGCATCGAACTTGTTGAAACCAGCTCCATCTTCTTCATTAGCACCATCGCAGTATCTTGCTAACAATTTAACACACTCTTGCATTGCTTTGACTACATGTGCTGGCAATGCTTTTACTTTTTTGCCTTTGTATAGCTTCTGAACTTCACCAGCATCATATGATATTTCTTCAACAATCACATTTACAAGTTCTGGATCGTCAAGACTTTTATCAGCAACTTTCTGTTTACCAACAAGCGTTTCAGCCAATTTAGCATCAATAGATCCATCAACAACAATATGTTGAACCAATACTGAATCCTTTTGTCCAATTCGATGACATCGATCTTCTGCTTGGTTCATGTTAGCTGGAACCCAATCCATCTCTGCAAAAACCACATGGCTAGATGCTGTTAATGTAATTCCTACACCAGAAGCCTGTATGCTTCCTATGAAAACATCAGCATCACCTTTCTGAAATTCGTCAATTGATACCTGTCTGGCTTTAGTTGACATATCACCAGTTAAGATCACTACTTTTTTGTCGTGTTTTTCTAAGCCTTCTTTGATACCAGCAATGACATCTTTATGATGAGCAAACACTACAACTTTGTGATCAATAGTAGAAACATGCTCAACGACATGATCAACTTTCTTCAAAGCCATTTGATGTCTAACACTAGCCATTTTATCAAAAGGTATATCATTAGATGATGTTTCTGCGATCACATCTGACCAAGTATCATATTCTTTTTCTAATTCCTGACCATAATGATCTCTACCTAGTACAATAACCTGTCTTACTTTGTCTGGTAAATCAGTTAACACATCTTTCTTTTTTCTTCTGAGCATAATGGTGGATCGCAATCTTTTTTGTAATTCTTTGAGATTGCTTGCGCCAGAAAAATCCCAAACAGTCTTGCGACCAATATTAATTTGATGTGCGCTACAGAATTTGTAAGCGTAACTAAAGAAATTACCAAATACACTTGGACTTAAATAACCAGCTATTGGTTGTAGCTCAATAGGTTTGTTTGGTATTGGTGTGCCAGTTAGTGCAACTTTTCTATCTGCTTTTATTTTCAAAGCAACTTTAGATCTGGAAGTTTTTGGGTTCTTCAGATAGTGACACTCATCAAAAATTACATATGACCAAGTTCTTGTGAGAATCTTGTCTTTGAATTTTGTAAGTAAATCGTAATTTATAATTACAATATCAGGATTTACAGGAAACTCATCTTTACCATTTTCTATTGTTTTGATATTACGATCCTGAACCAACCATGTTTTACATTCGATACCCCAGTTAATTTTTACTGAAGCTGGTACAACTATAAGAACTTTAGGTAGCTCAATTGAATTCATTAAGCCAATTGCTTGTATTGTTTTACCTAATCCCATTTCATCTGCGATCAAAGCAGATTGTTTTCTTGATAGAAACTCTATACCAGCTTTTTGGTATGGGTAATAATCCAAACCTTCTGGTGCTTTTATTTCGACATCGCTAGAGATAGCCATAGATTCTTCGATCTTTTCATTGTTATCTCTATATCTTTTACAAACCCACTGATCGTCTTCTTTAACAATAAAGATGCCAGCTTTTTTTAATTCAGATTTGCGAACACGATAGATTGCCCAAAAGTCTTGGTTATCTTTTTCTATAATTGCAGTAGAAACAAATCGCCCATCAGGTAGGGCGATTTCTTCTCCAAACTGCAAAGGTAACTTAAAAGTTTTATCTTCCATTACGCTTCTCCTAGGAATGGCTTATGCCATTCCTTTCTTTTCCAAATCATCAAGAAATGATTCGCTTTTAGTAATTTTAATATCCCATTTATTAGCATCATCACCAAAGTTACCTTTAATAAACGAATGGGCATTGGCTATACTGTAAAAGAAATAAGAGGCTATGTATGTTTCACCTTCTTCATTTACATTGTTAAAACTTACTTTATATTCCACCTTGTTCTCCTTTTTAGTTTTAATAATTGTTTCCACATACATATAGTATCAAATGTGCAAATATTTGCAACTATTAATACAATTAATTTATATTTATTTTAGGTATAAAAAAAGGGTGCGAAAGCACCCTTTATCAGTAGTTGAGTAATAAACCCTACTGTTGGTTCAATTAAGCACCCTGTGATCCATAGATACCGCGAAAATCACTAAAGCCAAAAGAATAACGCTCTCTAGCCTTGTATCTAATGTTTCCAGTAGTGAAGTCTGGTTCCATTGAAGTTGCCATTGCAGTTCTTTGAAAGCCTTTTAGACCATCACCTTGGTCGGTTACAGAAGTTATGATGAAATAAGCATCTGGATCATTAAGATAATGATTTACAACAGTCCCACCAGAAATCATTCCAGTGTTTCTAATTGCATTGATATCGTTATCTGAAGTTCCTGTTCTTAAATCACTTGACAACAATCTGTCAGCCACAAAAACCAATTGTGGTGGAATGACAAGTTTAGAAGGCATAACACTAATTTGTAGTCCACGATCATCAGTAAATGTCGCTAGATCTACTAGGTTAGCTTCAAGACTTGTTTCATTCAAGTCAGCCATTGTTGTTGCTCTGTTAGCTTCAGTACCACCACCAGCTAATGGGTGAGCAGTATTGATTAGTGATACACCATCACCACCAGTGAAACTACTGGAAAAAGCGTTGTTCAACACAGATGCTGCTTTGACTTCCTTAGAATGCTTCATTGAACGGGCGAGACTCTTAGTGTATCTCTTACCAAGTGAGTCGTATAGATTATCTTCTATAGCTTCCTCAGTAAGTGCGAATGCCAAACTTACAGTGTCATGTGAATAACGCGCAGTGTATGACTCAGTTGCGTTATCAAATGATACTCCTTGACCTTCAGCTTTATCTGGCGCACCGCCAAATCCTACTAACATTACTTCTTCTTCAAACGCTTTTGCGCTGTCTTCCATTTGGAATATTTCAGAATATTCCTCACCATGTTGGTCATATTCCAGTCCGAAAAGACTGTTAAGACCGGGTTCTAGCTCCGCAGCTAGTTGGGCTCTTGAAATAGCCATAATTAAGCTCCTTTAAGCTAGACCAGCACCTTTCTGTCCCATGATGTGATTTTGTATCACACAAAGAACATTGGTGTTGGCAGACGCAACGTCTGAGTTATCGGGATCCTGAGATATATCAATTGCCTTGAGAGGCAGTCCAGCAGTAGTCGCACCTGTTGAGGTATCGAGTTCTGCATTACTTTTCCCAGAGAGAGTGCTACCTACTGGTGATTGTTCAACAATGTCGAAGTTTCCAAACAAGTCAGCGACAGGAAATGCTTCGTCTGACTGTATTTCAAAAACAACATTAGGATCATCAATCACATTGGCAACGATATCCGAAGCAGAAATACTACCCGGATAATGGTTCTTAAATATTTGCTCACCAGATGTTGGATCAGTGTAACTTACACCATTAAATACTCCAACGACAGGGACAGTTCCACTCGCAGCGTGTCTACCCAATACTCCGGCTGTTAGTTGTGTAACTAAGTCGCCTTGGAAAATTGGAGTTGTAGCACCACTGGCTATTCTGTAACGGCTTTGACCGCCAGAATAAGGAGCACCACCCATCATTCTTACTGGTTTGCAACCAAAACTGGCATCTTTATTAGCCATATTTGTTTACTCCTATGTAAAGCTACCTTTGGTTATTTTTTACCAAAAGTAACACTGGATTTTCTATTGCTATCGTACTTCACGTATCTACTATCTTTTTTGGCATCATTAAACATAGTGTTATCTAACGCTTGATTTGCGAGATGAGTTTTTTGCTCATAATGAGCATTTCTTTCACCTTTAGTTTCAACAGGAAGTTTAGCAAGTATCAATCCTTCATTATATACAACGCCAGCTAATCGCCCTTTTTCTTCGCCCATTGTTGGTAATGACCATCCAGCTGGTAATTCAGATCCTTGTACGAATTCCCAACCTTCTCTTAATCGATAAGATACATTGTTTGCATCTTCTGTACCAAGCAAAGACTGTCTAATCCACCTATACTCATATCCTTCTGGTGGTGGTG